TCAGGAATAGATTTACCTGTTCTATCTAACATATGTTTGAATAGTTGTTGGTAATCACTTTCTTCTTTTACTACTTGACGGATAAGTTCTTTTAATTCTGTATGTTTCATTATTCTGAAATTTGTCTAATTTTTTGGTCTAATTTTAATAATCTCTCCTGTATACTATAAATATGACTATTTGTCCTTTTCCAATAAGATTTATTATCTACACCACTTTCATTTTTAATCTTACCATACCAATTAAGAAATCTTTCCATTTCTTTTAATTGTTTATTGATATTGGATATACCTCTACCGATTTTTGATTGTGCGGTTGATTCATCTTGTTTTAATGCCAACCATCTATTTTCATTAACTGGTGTGTATCCTGTAAGGTCTGCTTGTCTTTTAGCTTTTTTCTTTTCACCATCTTTACCATTAAATGCAAAAGGTGTATTGTAACCTTGTACATTACCTGTAACATTCATTTCGTCAACCATTCTTTCTCTAACTATTTTACGAACGATTTCTCTAATCTTACTTAATTTTTGTTCTTTGGGTGTTGTTGGCATTTTTAATAATTTATGATAAGATGTATAAAGAACCTGATGAAACTATCAATGATTTTGGATAGCAAGGAAATATTTGATGATTATCAATCGAAGCTAAGTTTAGAGTTCCACCGCCTTCTAATATCAAACTTCCACTACAATTGGCTTCACCTTTCATAATACCCCATACGTTATCCAATCGTTGGCCTGTTGAACCAGTTGAATTTAATTGAACTGTAGCTGATTGTTGTGGGGCTCCAGTTTCGGAATTATAACCAACCGAATTATTATCGGCCACATTTTGGTTCATTAATATTGTTGCACTACCTGACGATATTAAATCTATTCTGTATACTCTATAATTTGTGCTCATAATTTTATTTTTTCATTGATTGTTTTAATTCACTTAATAATTCATATGTCATCATCATTGCTGATAAATGTTGTTCTTTGATTTTCTTAACTGATTTAATTTTTCTAATATTTGTAATTGTTTCTGCTAATTTAATTTTTGTAACTTTGTCGGAAATTTTAGAACCAACTTCTTTTAATCCTTCTACCAATTTAGTTATCTCAGTTGAAACATATTCACTTAATTTACCAGTATTATTGATATTGTTAATATATTCTCTCAATAAACCCTTTTGGTCATTTGTAAGATTACTATATTTGGTATTAAATGATTCTACCAACAATTTATAAGAAACTGCTCTTAAATCTTCATCTTGTTTTCTATATTCTTCCATTACCGCATCTTTAATCTTAATTTCTTTATTTTGAATAGAAGAATTGATTATATTTTCTGCAATTGTAAATCTAGATGAAACTATATCCGTTGGGTCAAATGATTCTTCGGATGTAACTGTTTCAAATATCTTATAGATAGATGCTAATGTTTTATAATTAGAAATGGGTGATTTAATAAACTCATCTAAATTATAAGTTTCTTTAATCTCTTTTATAAGATTATATTTTTCTTTTGTAAGTTTTTTCTCGTCTATTTTTTTACGAGCTTCTAATATGGTATTGATGAATTGTTCAGCTTTACTTTCTGAATTGTATTTTTCATTAATAAGATATTGGTATAATTTTAATTCTTTTGATAATTCTTTTTTAGAATTAAAATGTTCTTTTAAAATCTTTTCTGCTACTGATTTATTAGCAGACATAATTTCCGAAGTAATTTGTCTTACTAGTAATTCGAATATAAATCCAGTATTTTTAAACTTCGAATGTTTTATTTTTTTCATCAATTTGTCTAATTTGTCAGATATAAATATATTTTTCTATTGGTTTATTACTATTTATTGAAATCTTCCGTTAAAATAGTTTTTTTATTACCATTCATATCTTTAAATATCTCTTGATAATTGTTTCTTGGTTTATATTTTACGGAACCTTCTTTTGCTTTAAGAGTCTTAATTCCCAATGGGTCTCTGCCTTCTGGATGGTCATCTTTACCATATCTAACGGGGTCTTTTGGTCTACCGACACCATTTCCGGCCAATTCATTTTTTAATCTATTTAATTCTTCTTCAACATTTGTCGGGCCATCTGTTCCGGTTTCTTTTGCCGGGTCCATACCTTGTGTTTCAATTGATGTTAAACGGAATGTTTGTTTTGTATCATCTAATACCTGTAATGTCATTGTATCTTGTTCGTCTTTGGCCATTTTCATTACTGCATCATACATCCATTCTTTGGAGAACATCTTTGTTTGTTGCATTGATTGAATTAGAGCTACTTTAGAAGTATACAATTCTACCTGCTCTTGTTCATAGATTTTGGATGGAATAGTCAATTCTAATGAAAAATTGGTCAATCTATCATCATCTATACCTTGTGCGTATAAGTGAACAATGGCAATTTTTGTTAATTCGGAAATAATAACTCTTTGTATTCTTTCAATAGTTTTTGCAAATCTAATATCCATTGCTGCAAGAGTTGCTTTACCATTTGTATCTTCTTCATACCCCATATAGGCTTTTGGAATTTTTAATGCTGCCATTAACTTACCCTTTAAGTAGTTAAGGTCATCAATCATATTGTATTCCAAACCTTTTAATGTATCAATTGAAGTTCCATTATCATTACCACGAACTGGCATATAATAATCTTCAATTAGGTTTTGCATATTATATTTTAAATTATACTCACCCGTTCTTTCATCAACGAACGGAACTTTTTTAGATGAGTTTATAATCTTCTGCATGTAGTTATCCACTTCGTTTGGTGGGATATTACCTACATCAATTTTAAAGATTCTTTTTTCAGGTGCTCTCATTACTCTATGAATTAACATAGCGTCTTCCATTAACATCAATTGTTTCCAAACTCTTCTACCACCTTCAATCATAGATTTTCCATAAGGTAAAAAATTTGAATCGGAATTTAAACGGAAGTGGGCCATCTCATAGTTTTCAAATTCTTTCTTTGCAGATTGTCCTACTGAATTATATGGATTTTGGTATGGTGCGTATACAAACTTAACTCTTTGTGGATTTTCTGGGTCAAATCCCTCTACTCTACTCATTTCATATACCGATAATGGTGCGACACCAACAATACCAATTTTATCTGCTATTTCTAATTGTAAAAAGAAATCACCATATTTAACTAAGTTTCTAGTCCATGGCCATAAATTGAATTCTACATTAAGAATATCGTAAAATAAATTTTCTAATATTTGTTTTATTTGGTCATCTTCATGATGAATTTTTAAAACATTACCCATTTCATTTCTTGCAGTTGTTTCATCCGAATATACATCCAATGCTGATGATAATATCGGGTCCGTATCCATAGAATCATAATCTCTAAATAAATCAATTCTAACTTGTTGATATGCCATTGAAGATTCAACCTGGCCACTACCATAATTAGTGACTTTCATTTTCATAAATCTATCTACCAAATTTGTGGTCATATTTTGCCACTCATCTGTGTCGACTACTTTAATACCTTTTTGTGTTTGACGAACTATGGTATTAGTTGAAAATAATTTTTGTAACCTACTAAATATTGTTTTATTATCTGCCATTTTTATATTATTCTATTTTTCTAAATATATGGAAAATTTTCCACATTTCCAAATTTACCATTTTCTGCAACTCCAATAATTTGCTTTATGTCTTGGTCCTGGGCTATCACAATTCATTCTTGCTCTAAATGATTTTCTGGCAGCAGGATTTGATTTTCTAATTTTCATTCCTTTTTGGCCAAAGTTTACTTTAACAACATTACCTGCAGGGTTCTTTACATATACTTTGAATTTCTTAACATCACCTTGCATTGGTTTACCTAACTTAACTTCTCTACCTTGATATTCTGCTTCGTAAACACAATTACAATTTGCTTCTGATAATTGTTTGCTATAACTTCTCATAAATGAAATGAAATCTTCCATATCTTCATCTTCTACATCATATTCTTCAGGTTCAACTAAACCATAATTTACATCATCATCACTATTAATATCTTCACTTACAGGAACACAATTTGGAACCATTCTACCATTTTTCATTTTACCACCAACTTGTTTATATCCTTCCCAACAAGCTTCGTTTACTATACCTTCTCCAAACATACCTACAAAATCACCTTGATATTTATTACCAGGTCTACCTGACATTGCGGTTGCGAAATCTTTTCTAACCTTTTCTTTTCCTTTAGCTATAAAGTTAAAAAGGTTTTTAGCATTCAAATTAAAATCATCTATAAATTTTTGTACTATACTATCACGTGTACCAGTCAATTTAGCAATTTCTTTTGCTTCTCTACCCGTTGCTTCACTTACTACATTTTCACTGCAAGTTTTCCATCCACCACCTTTACCTTTGTAGTTTTTTGCAGCCCATCCGTTTGCGTATGCTGATGGATAAACATCAAATTTAGATTTTGCTGCTGCTTTAGATGCTGCCCATTTACCTGCATCGGTTGGGCAATTTTTTTCTAAAAATAAATTTAGTCTTTCTTCTATATTCATAGTTTCATTTTTTGGTTTAGTTGAAACGTATATTGGTTTCTTACCTTGTCCATCACTATCTTTACCGCCTCTTCCTGCATCATTTTGTGCTGCTCTTTTTCTTTGAGTTGCATTTTCTTTTTCTTTTTTACTCATTCCAGCAGCTTTTGCTGCAGGAACACATTTTGCATAACCTCTTTTTTCTCCCGAAGTTCCACATGGTGGGTG